AATGGCGCGGCCCTTGGCGGGCCTTTAGCGCACAATCCTTGTAATGATAAACCATAATAAACATCGAGCGCGTGACGGAGCCATTGACATCCCAATTGGACGTCCTTCGGCCGTCCAATCGTGATGTAAATCCACCGTCCATCGCTCTCACAGTAAACATAGCAAGTGATCGGCGCGGCCCTCGGCGGGCCTTTAGCGCACAATCCTTGTAGTGACAAACTAAATGGGGGCGGGGGCAAGTGTGCCCCGCCCTTCAGTATCGGCCACATCAAGTAATGAGCACGGCCCTTGGCGGGCCTTTAGTGCATAATTCTTGTATATCCCGGCCACTTCCCGCTTCGAACCATTCCTTATATACTTTTGTATAACTATCTACTGAATGAGGTTAAAATGACCCCCCGGGGGGTGTCCGGTGGACCCCCGGGGGTCCATTTGAACCTCATTCATTAGATACTTATAAAAAAGTATCTAATGAATGTTTCTCAAGGGGGAGGGTGGGGTCTTGTGGGGCAGGCCTTAAGTAAGTAAGAAAAAATATAGTTGGTAAATTGAAATCAATTTATTTATTAGCACGACGATTACGCACACGTTCAATCAAATCCTGAATGGATTCAGTTTGTGATTTAGAAAGATCGTCTTCTTTTTTCTCTGTTTTGAATTCCTTATCTTCTTTAACGGACTTTTTGTCTGGAACAAATGCCTTATCAGATAGCATCTTGTGCAAATCAGAAAGAGGCACGCCGGTTTGAAGAAGCTGTTCAATCAAATCTTGCGGAGTAACTTCTTCAACCTTAGCTTCATCATCAGCTGAAGCTTCAATAGTAGCAACAGGATTGTACGAAGTAATGAAGAAATCCATGCTTGCAGCAGGATTAGGATAAGCTCCACCAATAAAGGACAATTCTGCAGCTGCATCATTAATGTCCAAAATGGCGGAGAACATAAATATATCCGAATTGATACCAGTAGTTGCAACATAAGTGACAACACCACTCCAAATCGGAATCAAAGTGCACCGACTAACAGTGACACCAGGTGCCGTAATGGGACCGGCACCACCTTTAATAACAAATGAAATCAAGAAACGACCAGAATCCAACCAATCTGGGAAAACCAGTTTATTGGCTTGAATATCAAGCGTTAAATTGCCCCGAGATGACGTTACGGTACCGAAGGGATAAGCCGGCGCAATTCCAGTAGTGGACTGGAGATGCTGGGTCATAACCGCACCGGGACCTTCAACAGTAGCAAACCGGGGCTTAAGAAGTTCAACTTCATAAGTTACCCAAAGTTCACCAATGTTAACATTAGCGCCCTGTTGGCCAACAGTAGCAATCTGGAAATCACCGAAATCAGTGAAACGATAATCTTTTCCAGAATCAGAACCAGCACGAACATAAAGTTCATTAAGAACGTTCTCTGAACGAGCACATTCAATAGGATGCAACATAGAGCACGACTGACGAGCAGACATGGCATACTGATGATTCTCCATCTGCTGTTTGCTTGAGAAATCAGGACGAGTGACATCATACTCAGTAGCCATAATAATAGTACCAAGGGCAGTATTAGTAGAGTTCAATGCGTCGGCTGAAGTCGACTTGAACTCAAAAATGCATCCGCGTAGTTTGTATTGTTCAAAACAACACGCAATCTGAGACAACCAGGGGAACGTCTCAGCAACACCAGGATTAATCGAATACGCGCGATTGGTGAAAACACCGGCGGCGCCAGTGATAACATCACCAAGATACTCACGATGACGAATAATAACATTCTTCATTGAAGAATTCTGAATAACAGGCGGATCTTGACCCATACCAAGGGTATTGGACTTAATATCCGCAGACCAGGGCGCAGTGACGTAATCGCCAAAGCCTAACAGCTTGCCCAATCCGCCATTTTGAAGAAGCTGATCATAAAGGATGTCAGCACCTTCACCCAAGGTCTTACCAAGACGAGACCCGTAGCCCTTACGGGGCTTATCGGCCTTATAGGCGCCATAACCGCGATAAGTAGTCTTCTTGCGGTAGGCACCATAACCACCAATGGTGGTCTTCTTACGGGCAACTTTCCGACCAACAGGCTTGCGAGGCATAAGTGTTATCGGAATACAATAGTGTAATTATAATTTTTTAAAATAAATAAATAATTAATTAATTAATTATTTTTTATTAAATTGATTCGTTAAACATAGTACGAGTACAGTATTCGTCGATTAATTGTTCTCGATTAAGCTCAGTCTGACCTTTTTTGGTCAGTCTGATAATACGAGACACACGACGAACCACTTGAAACGGGTCTTCACCTACAAAATTACGAAGAATTTGGCAAGGTTCGTATATACTCGTTATAACTATACGACTCGACATAAACTGTCGAGAAGAACCTTTTGTTTCAACACGAATAGGATTAACATCAAATAATGCGAGTAAAAACATGACTACGATATCATCTCTGTCAGTTAAAGGCTTCATGTCATCTAAAATAAGATTTTCGTGACCATCATAACCATCGAACCACTTACTAAGAGAATTCTTAACGTAAGTGTTCTCATAACCACAAATCTGCCAAGCCATTCGAGATTTACCGACACCAGAGGGTCCGGTAATCCAAATGAGTTCGGGTGGCTCAGTTCGAACTTGCATAGAATATTTTAAAATAAACTCTGCAGCTCTCTGCTGTTGACCCGAAACATAACCCTCGCGTATCATAGCACGCATCGGACATTGGGGGTTGTTATTGATAATATCAATAACTCGGTCCAAATCAGTCCGGGCACCGGGCTTCTTAGTCCCTCGTATTCCATATTCTTCAAAATCTTCAGACTTAGAACAATAAGCTATATTTTGCTCTTGGTTACCACGTGAACGGGCAATCCAAGCATGCGGTAACCACTTTCTAAGGTGACTGAATTCAACTTGACGGTTGAATTCACAGTAACCTTGTACGTGTTGCCGCCCTGTAGTAGGGGCTTTTTCAAATCCCACTATACAGAACAAAATAACCTCTGATGGAATGAGAAAATTTTCAGAAAAATTGTCTCTGGTAACCGAATTTATAGTAAAAACTATATTTCGGTACCTAACTCGATCACCCTTAGCGGGTTTCTGAATAGATTCAGTCTCGTTAGTTGGGTAACCCAACTCAGACTCAACTCGTTGAATCTGATTACCAGAAAAATCTGGTAAAATCTGAGTCAATTCGTCAAGACGAAGTTCGAACCCGTCAGTTGTATCAACTTGACTCATGAGTCGGTGTTACAATATACTATTGTAAAATTATTTTTTAAAATAAAAAATAATTATTTATAATTTTTTACAAAATAAATAAATAATTCACTCGACTCAAAGGTTCTGACTCAGAGGTCATAGGGTAATAATAGCAAATTTTTATAAAAATTTGAACCTATGACCAAGGAAGAAACTAACACCAAGTAACAACAATCCAATGCAAGCAATGGGCGCCCTTATCCCGCATTCCGGGCCTCCAGCTAAAGCTGGGCCCGTTCACGCGGGGGTCGCAATGAGCATAGCTTGCGACCGATTGTAATGCTTGTACCGGTTTCCAACAGAGACAGCGGCTGGTCCGCTTCGCGGAGCAGCCTTATGATAAATAATAACAAGTGAATGGCGCGGCCCTTGGCGGGCCTTTAGCGCACAATCCTTGTAATGATAAACCATAATAAACATCGAGCGCGTGACGGAGCCATTGACATCCCAATTGGACGTCCTTCGGCCGTCCAATCGTGATGT